TTTTTCATCATCGCTCTTAGCAATAGCAATAGTATGTAAATAAGAAGGCTCAGTATCTACAGACTTATAGATAATTCCTTTCATATTTGCACCCTTATCAACTAAAGAGATATGAGTAATAGCAATATCCTTTAACTTTACAGCCATAGCGTTCCTTTAAAATTTTTTAACACCACCATCTTAACGATTCCTCTTCCTAAAAACACTCCAAATATGCACCATTAGAGTGATTTAAAAAATTTATTCAATTAAGATAGTGAGATAAAACAATGTCGAGGAAATAATGGAAGATATTTATAAAAGTTCAACCAAGTCAAAACAATATGTAGATAAAGACACAATCAACCCAAACGGTACAATAAATCCGTTTATAGATTTTAATGGTCTCTTACAATACTACTATTTCAATGTATACCACCAAAGAGCTATTAAGCTAAAAGCTGGACTACTAAGTCAAATTGCAGAGACTAACCTAGATAAGTTCTTACCAAAGACAGAGTTTGCAAATTTATTCCTCTATGCAATAGCAGCAGACCTTGAGATATATGGCAATGCTTTTATAGAAAAAGCTGGAACATCAAAAGAGTTTCGTCTCCACCATATCCTAGGATACCAAGCAAGACTAAACAGACAAAAAGAGATTATTCAGCTTACACCTAATGAATCAACTATTAAACTAGATGGATATCATCTTAAATACTACTCTCCAAGTGGGAAATACTACGGAGAGCCAGATTACCTCACAGTCCTAAGACAAATCAACACTTCAAATAAAGCCGACTCATATAATGAGAGCTTCTTTGAAAATGGTGCAAGACCAGGATACGCAATTATCTTTGAAAATGCATCCCCAAACGAAGACCAAAGAAAAGTATTTAAAGAGTTTTTTGGATCAAATTTTAAAGGATATGAAGCCGCACATAAAACTTTTGTAGCTCATACTGGAAAAGCCAAGGAGGGTGAAAAAGATAAAAAGATCAGACTAGAAAAACTTGACTCAGTAGAAGATATGAGCTTTGAAAAGCTTAAAAGTGTGGGAAGAGATGAGATTATTGCATCTCATGGAGTACCACCTAGACTTGCTGGTGTAATTACAGCTGGTCAATTAGGAAGTGGACGTGAACTTATAGATCAACTCCACTCATTTAATCAAACAGTTATTAGACCCAAACAGGCAAACATTGAGGGGTACTTTAAAAATATTGGGATTAATCTTAAACTTGAAGAGTTAGATATCACTAACTTTAAAGATGATACTGATCTTGTTGGTAGTCTAGTAGATAGAAATATTTTAAGTGTTCAAGAAGCAAAAGAGATTCTAAACTTTGATAAGGGAAAAATATAGTGTTTAATACCCCTTTAAAATCCACGAGAAATCAAAAACTAATCTTATTCGATAGATTTATCACCTAAACACTTTAAGGGGCAAATATTGGCTTATAGTGAAGAAACAAAAAAAGAAGCTTTAGAACTAGTAAAAAGAGGTGTAGCTAAAAAAGATATATGTGAACAGCTAAATATCAAAAATAGAGGCACATTAAATAACTGGATTAATAAAAGTGATGACAAAAATGTAAACAATGAATCTATTGAATCACTTGAAAAAATAATAGCTACTTTAAGCAAACGAGCACCAACTGAAGCAAACATGAGAAAGTTAGCTATGGCTACAAAGTCACTAGAAAGACTGCAAAAGAAATCCAAGAAGATACAAAAGAAAGCAAAGCAAAATATTATCCACTCAAAAGATGTTCAAGTCTATAGAGACAAACTTTTAAGTGAAGAATATGGACTATATGCGTATCAAAAAAAGTTTATTTTAGATACAAGTAGATTTAGAGTGTGGCTAAAGTCACGTCAAATTGGTGCAACCTACGGATGTGCTGGAGAGTGTTTAGTTGAAGCGATGAGTGGAATGGATCAACTTATTCTTTCAGCTTCAGAAACTCAGGCTCTTAAATGGTATAGCGAAATACAAACCCACGCAGAGAAACTAGATATTACTCTTAAAGGATCAAGCTCAGAGATCAAAGTTCCAAGTGGAGCTACAATTTATATCTTTGCTAATAACTTTAGAACAATTCAAGGATTCAGCGGATCAGTATGGATGGATGAGTTCGCATGGTATCTAAACCCTAAAAGAATATGGGAAGCATTTATTCCATCTATTACCTCTGTAAAAGCGGGTGAAACAAAAGCTAGGATTACGATTTTAAGTACCCCATTTGTACAAGACAGCTTATTCCATAAGCTCTGTCAAGATGAGAAAAAATACTATATGTTCTCTCGACATAGAACCACTATTTATGATGCTGTTAAAGATGGTCTTGATGTAGATATTGAAGTTTTAAGAGATTTATTTGAAGCTGATAGCTGGGGTATGATGTATGAGTGTATCTTTGCAGATGATAATAGTAGCTTCTTTCCAATGTCACTTATTAAATCTTGTGTTAAAGATTATATGTATTATACACCAAGTTATAGTAATGTACTATGGAGTGGTTACGATGTGGGAAGAGTTGCCGATATATCTGTGTTATCTTCATTTGAAAATGTAGAGGGTAGATACACCCTAGCAATACAAGATACTTTTAAAAAAACTGCATTTGAAGCCCAAAAAACAGCACTAAGAGATCATTTTAAAATTTATACAAAATCAAATATGCGTATTGATATGACTGGGATTGGTAGAGATATATCAGAAACTATGGAAAAAGAATTTCCAAATCAAGCAGAGGGGATATATTTTACAGCACCAACCAAAGAGATGATGGTACTAAATCTGAAAAAGATGTTTGAAGAGAAGATGATTACTATTCCAAATGATCCAGTACTAATTGCAGATATTCATGCTATAAAAAGAAAAGCGGGTCAAAGACAAATGTTATATGATGCAGATAGAAACTCACATGGTCATGCAGATAGGTTTTGGAGTATTGCATTAGCTGTTAAGAAGTTAGATGTATTAGAAAGAGGAACAGAAGACGATGAGAATAATGGAGGAGCTGAGATATTATAAAACAGCCTTAATTAAAAGATACATTTTTTAAAGAGTTCTCAATATCAACAAGTATCTCCTCACCGATATCATCTGCCGCATCACTTAAAGCTCTTTCTAACCCTGAGCCATTTACATACTCTTCAACTGCATCTGTTAAATAAGGTTGAGGCTTTATACCACCTCTTTTAATCTTACCATTTGTTTTTGCTTTGTTTCTAGCTCTTTTACCTGTTCCCTCATGGACATAAGGTGCATAGTATGCTAGTTTAGAGTTTCCAAGTTCAAGCTCTAAACCATCTAAGCTTGTACTCCATACTTGAATATCTCTTTGTAAGTTTCCAGTTCTATAAGGTGCGTTATCTTTAGCTTCATTTACTATCTCTGAGCCTATTCTAAAAAGTAAGTTCCTAGTACTCATAAGTTGGTTGTTATTCACTTTTTAACCCCTCTAATATATTTTCATATCTCTCTTTTGCTATCTTTAGAGCTTCAATAAAAGTACCTTTAAAACTATCCTTATCAGACTGAGCTATATTTTTCATAAACTCTTTATCATTTAAAGTAAAGTTACACTCCTCTTCAAAAAGCTCATCAAGATTCTCAAACATATCATCATTAAAACAATCAGCATTTATAAATACCAATTGCCCTTTATCATTTACCTTTGAAAAATAAAAGCCATAATACTCTTTAGTATCATCATATATACTGTAATCCTCACAGCCAACCTCTCTAATCTCCCACTCATAGCCATCAGACCATATTAAAAAATCTCGTACCATTTTTTTACCCTCTCTGTAATCTCTCCAGTATCTACATTTGTTACTTTATTTAAAACTGCATTATCATTAAAGTAACTACTTGCTCTTCTCTCAGGTGGGAAACATGTAATAAGCTTATCCGCTTCATATACTAGTGTATAACCTGCATTTGTTAAAGCTACACTTCTCCCTGCTATTTTACCATGAGGAGCTTTGTATTTAATATCATTTAATGCTCCTATTAACTGTTTCTCTGTTAGTTTATGTTTGTTTTTTCCAGCTTTGTTATAAACTTTTTCACTTATTTTAACCTCTATTCCAGTTTTATCTATATGCTTTAACTTATAAGCTTTATCCTCTCCAGTATTTATTACCTTATAAGGCTTCTTTGTCTTTGGATCAATCTTACTTGTTTCTGTAATCCAAACGGGATCAAGACTGGACCTACAAAAACCATGATATGGAGGTATTCCAAAATTACTTGGCATCTTTCCATATATAGGCTTACTACTCCAAATTGCAGCACCTTTTTTATCTTCAATATCTTTAGCATTTAAGATATTATCCATCTGCTTTTGTAGATGCTCAGCTGGTATAATCTTCCCTTTCATAGATATACATATATCACTAGTTGAATTATCAAGAATAACTCTTACCTTAAAAGCCTTAACATCATACTTTAAAGCTTGATTCACTCTACTTATATTTTGCCCTTGAGAGATTGCATTATCTGATACAAGCTTAAAGTAGTTATCATCTTTATCTATAATCTCCTCGAACTTCTCTTTGATCTTTGCAGTTATCTCGGCTCTAGTTATCTCTCCCTCATATGCTGATCCTATAATATCCTTGATCTTGTTTTGAGTAGATATACTATAATCATCCCCAGCCCATAAAAGACTTTTTCGTATCATATTCATGGTTGCAATATCTGTTTTATTAAAAGTTACAGTAGTAGCCCCAACACTAGTTGCAACTGCTATCTTCTCATAAACACTCTCAATCTCTTTAGTCTCAAAAGGTATTTTAAACTCACTCAGTTTAGATTCAACAATAGCAAGTAAAGTATCTTTATCTTTAGCATCAAAGTTTTGGTTAATATAGATTAAAAGATCAGACAGAAATGTCTCTAGGTAAGTTTTAGTAGTAGAGGATTGTAGAGCTATAAACTCCTCAATCAAGTCCTCTAAGGATTTCTTGTTTGTAGTTTTCGATTTTAGGATTTGTTTCAAAAGCACGTCTTGCATAGTTTTTCCATCTGTCATCATAAGTAATAATCTCCACAGTTTGATATGTAGCTCCACAGTCCAAACAAACTCTCTGTCTATTAACAGTTTCGCCAGTAACAGTGCCATTCACTTTCAATTTACCTGCACACTTGGGACACCACATTTGATCCAAACTCCTTTATTTTTTAGAAGTATATCAAATATTATTGCATAATGCAAGTTTATTTTAAGTTTAATTGCATTTTGTTAATTTTACTCACTTTTTAAAAGCAAAATATTTTTAAAGCCTCTCAATAGCCACAATAACCTTTGTAGCCTCTTTCTTTGTAATCTCGTGAAGAACAATCTCCCTTTTGCAGATTCGAGCTACAAACGTATTTAAAGACCTATAATCCTTATACCTTGCCCTTGCTCTCCAAGTATTAACTATTTTGTTGTATTGTGCTGATGTTAGCCTATCTATAGGAACATCACTCACTTTATTTAAGCAAAAATCTAAAAGTAACTTTAACTGATCTATACTAAGCTCTTTAGTAGAACTTACACCAAATCGTGAGATCATAAACTCACGCCTTGCATCATTATCTCTAAATACATTGTATTTATTTATATGTATCTTTTGAATAAGCTGTGTTTTATATTGTTTTTGTGCTGGTGTCATATTAACTCCATTTTGTTATATGTTTTCTTCTTTTTGTGTCTAAATCTTCCCATAGAGAACATTGAAAATTATCTCTAAAGGTTTCCCAATCACAACCCATCACTATATCATCACCCCAACATTCATCTTGCTGTCCTATATAACCATCAAACTCATCTGGTTTACTTTTCCATAAAACTGGAATATAGTTATCAATGATGTCATACTCTTCTTTTGTTTTTTTATCTTCTTGAAAATATCCAAGTTTGAACAATAAAGGACAAGCACTATCTAAACATTGCCCATCTGCTTCATTACAAAGATGAGAACATCCATAAGAATAATCACTATTATCATCTTTAAATTTACAGTTATAAAAAAATGAATCTAGATCACTATAAACAAACTCATTTAACTTTACCATTATCTCTCCTTTGATCAATCAAAAACATAACATTCTCTTTCAATGCAGCCTTAAGCTCATACGAATCTATTACAACTTCATACATATTTTTCTCCATAAAAAAAGGCTCTACTACTCAAAGTAGAACCTTTTAAATTTGTCTACAACTATTTAAAGCCTATAAATAAGGGAAGCTGTAGGAGTTGTAGGAGTTGTAGCTTTTTTTGTTTCAGCTACCTCCGTAACTATTGGTTTCTTTTCTGAATCTATAGATCATATCCATAAAGTTATCCCAATTCATCCAGCCTTTTTCATGTAAATGAGCCATCCAATCAGCTGTACCTATTGGACTTTTAAAAAAATCTTCAATTGATACATGAGACATTTCATTATAATCCTCTTCATCTGCACAAACACATCTCCAGTTTCCATGTTCTTTAATTAGTTTATGATCTGTTGTATCAGGTCTACTCAATGAGAAATGAGTAGCTTTCTTCTCATGACATATTTCACATATTGGTTCTTTTCTAAACATATTTATCCTTTTTCCTAATTTTCTACAACTCTTACAACTCCTACAACTACCCTTTAAGTAAAGGCTTTTTTAGTTGTAATTAAAATAAAGTAAAAATATAACCGTGCTTTCCTTTTTCTGCTTTCCAAAATTTTCCTATGAATTTTTCAACTATTCCTCTAGCTGTAACATCATCTTTTTTATATCCAAGAGATTCCAAAAACTGTGTTTTATTAAGCCCTGCTGGGTTTGCTCTAAGATTTTCTTTCCCTTTAGATACAAACTCTTTCTCATATTGGCTCATACGCGAAAACACTGGATCAGCTTCAGTCATTTCCAAAGTCTTTACGCATATCCTAAAATCACAGTCTTTAATACCTCTTCTTTCTTTTTTAGTATTCAAGCCAACAGTAACATGTACATCCTCTTCTTTACTAATAAGGTACTCTTTAAACATAGCATCTGAGGAGTTTTTTAAATTATTACTTCCCTCATAATTAATACCATCTTTATTTGAGTGTGCAATAAACAATACAGTTCCACCAGCTTCTCTAATATCCATTAACAGATTCATTACATACATTGCTTTTCCATTATTGAGAACATCTGTTACATTTCTTATACTATCTATGATAAAAACAACATCTTCATAAGCATGGTTTCTTGAATATTCTTTACTAGCTAACATCTCTAGTGTTTCAAGTGCAGTATATTCTAAGTCACTTCTATGAATATATTTAAAATTACTATACTTGTTTATTAGTAAGTCCTCTAGGTTTCTATCTACTACTTCATCAATTGGATTATCTAAATCAAAGTAATAAACCATCTTTGCTAGATTGTTATCACATATATATTTAGCAGTTCCAAAATTTAGCCAAGTTTTACCATTACCTCCATCTGCATAAAACATCGTTATTCTTCTTTTTGCAAGAAACTTAGGTATTAAAAATTCTGTTTCTGCGTGTAGTTTTTCCGATGTTGTAGCCATTTTATTTAAAAATTCTATCATCTATTAATCTCCATTTTATGATATACTGTCGTATGTATTTTTTAAGTAAGAATTTCAAAGATCGATTTATTGTATCAACCATAGCTGCAACCTTTTTATAAGCCTCGTCCATCTTCTCATCGCCAGTCTGTGGCAAGAAAAACTCATCCATAAATTACCACCTCTTCTTTTTCTTGTTAAACTCTAGTTTTCTGTAAAACTTTTCAGACTCTAGAATCTTTTCTTCTTTTAGTGTCTCACGAATTTCATAACCAATTGAAATAGGCTCATAAGGTTTTCTAATAATAAGCCAAAAATCATCGTGTTCAACTATTCTTCTCCAATGACAATTAAGAGGAAGAACCCAGTAATCCTCTTCAAAACAACAAAAGAACTGCGACTTAACAAATGTTTCATAAAACATCATCCAACTCCTACAAATCCACAAATCTCGCAAGTGTTTATTGTTGCTCCACCTACTAGGTCAATATCTTGCTTAAACGTATGCTTGCAAGACTTTTGCAAGTGCTGTATCTCTCTTTCTGCATCTTGGATCACCTTTAGCTCATATTCTATAACCTTACTAGCTCTATCAATCACTTTTTGCATACGATTTACACCATATTTAATTGCTTTTGCTTCCATTCTTTTTTCCCTAGCCATTTCACTATCTCCATATATTGTTGCTCTAGACCTTCTTGGTCTTCTACATACTCAGCCTTAGTTAAATCCCAAAGTCCCGAAAAATCTCCATTACTTACACCCATTCCCTCTATTGGATCAAGATTGTAAATATAAACTAGAAAATCATCATCAAACTTCCAAAAGCCAAGCTTGGCAACAGCTTTCATTCTTTTTCTAAATTCTTTCACTTCAATTTCTAACTCTTCCCACCATTCCATAACTTCCCCTTTATAACCTCAATAATGCCCAGCATCTGGCACTAAATGCCGACACTACTAAACCTTAAAAGGTTTATGTAGTGAAACTGGACACTATGAAGCTACTCTATAACTTCAAAATCTACATAAAAATCATTAAGCTCAAAATCATCAAAATACTCAAGCTCAATACCACAACTCCCATCAATAGGATAAAACCCTTCAATACCACTATTAAATGCATCCATTGCAGCTCTCTCACCACAATAAAAAGAGCTTTTCATTTGTAGTCTTGCAATCTCTTTTGAAATAAGCTTTGTTACGCAGCTATAAATACACCCATTTGCATCATCTAAGCGACCCTCTGCATCACCCCAAAAGTTATTAATTGCATGGCAAATCTCTTTTGTTTTATCATCTTTAGCAAATGAAACTCTTACTTCAAAAACATTCTCATAGGTAGCTTGTACTATTATTTTCTCTGCCATTTATTCACTCCTTTCAAAAACATCTTGTAACTCTTCTTTTAAGTCTGCAACTGATTCAATGCTATTCCAGTCCACAATGTTCAATAAGCTAGATACTTCAATACCTCCGTTATGATCATTTATAACCTCTAGCACCTCTACAAACTCTAAATAATCTATCTCATCTGTATCTTTTATCATCTCACCCCTCCCATTCTCTAACATTTTCAAAACTATCAATAACAGATAAGTTTTGTGCTACATCTCTTAGTCTCATAACTGCTTGGTTAAATTCTTCTACATCATCTTTACTCTCGTATGCTCTTTTAAGATCATCTGCATACTCAAAAACTTCATTTAAGTCATACTCTTCCATCCCTAAACCCTTTCAAGCCATCCAGCAAAGAATCTCTCCTGTGTTGGATCATTCTCTACTATCTCTTTAAACCTACAAAACTGTAAACCGTTTAAAGTTTTCAGTAATCTTCTAGGTTCAACCATTGCAATGGCTGAGAGTGTTACTTCACCTAGCCAACCATCAACTTTAAGATCATCATAAAGCCTCCCATTACGATTAAGTAAATTAAGAGCCTTTTGTAACATCTTCCCAGCAGTTCCCACACCCATTACAACAGCTGTATTAAATACCTCCATTGCAATCTTCTCATTACTTACTCTTTCAAGTGCAAGTCTAGGTGTAGAAAAATAATCATGCTGATAAATATGCTTTGCCTCTTGTAAATCAAGATTCTTAATATCTAAGTGGGGATATGCTCTTTTGCTTATCCCATACTTTGTTTCACTTCCACGATCGTGGCTATCGTTTACATAACCACCCTCGTGTCCTATCACCTCTAAAAAAGCTTTTTCAAAATGTCCTGTGTTTTCCATGCTACACCGCCGCAATATTCAAAGGTACAAGCTTATAGGCTTCATCTGTGTTCTTTCTAGTATAAAATCTTACATAGCTCTTTGATGATACGATTTCAATTGATTCGTCAATAATCACCATTGCTTCTTTCCATTTTTCATGATCCACATCAATACTCTTTAGAGCTAAAATCTTTTTAGGATTAACTGCACCTTGTTTATCTACATCAAACGCTTTTGTAATAAGAGTTTTAATGGTAGCTGGAGAGTGTTTTGTAAGTTCATGTAAGCACTCATCAATCTTGGCTTTTGCAATTTGAAGTTTTTCATCAAAGTCAATTCTGTCTTGCACTCCAATCTCTACTTTTTGAGTACCAGAGTAATTTTCCAAAGAAAAGTTACCCTTTTTACTTCTTGCTTTTCCATCAATATTATATTCATCCATTAGCTTCTGAAAATGATCTTCAATTTGTTTAATTGAATCCGTTCTAAATGTAGTAAGAACTACACTCATTTTAATTGCATTTGCAAGTAAGTCTTCAACTAATGAATCTTTTAATTTGTCCGCATCTGGGATGTTGCCCATATGCACCATATCACCCTTTTTGTTTTTCCAAAACTTTCCTTCCGTGATTGCCATTTTTACCCCTTGTATTAAATTTGGTACTTATAAAAGCACTCAATAAAGCCCACCAATGTGGACTCTATGAATTCTTTAGTTTATAATTCTCATTTAACTCAGCTAACACCTCTATAGGTATATTTGATCCCGTATACCCTCTAAAGTCATTGTTGTTTGTCGTACTTCCAATAAGAGGTATTGCTTTTCTTTTTGCATCTTCAAACTTTGCTTTATTTAAAGCCTCTTCAAACCCCATATTGCTATTAATAGCATTTACCATCACTTTCATATCTTCATCTTCTACAGCTAACATATCAGCAGCTCTACAAGCACTATAAGCTAACTCTTTAATATCTTTATTTTCTACAATCAATCTCAGGCTACCAACAATCAATCTTGATCTATTAGCATCCAATCTCTCTACTCTTGCCATATTTAATTTTCCTCCTATTCTCTAAAAATCTCTGTACAATTGGATATGCTACATATCCACATACGCAACTAGCTATACAAAGCATTACTACATTAACGATATCCATACCGACACATCCTCCCATGTTAAATATAAGCACAGCATATATCCAAAACTTATTATTAAAAACTCGTCAAGTTTCATCTGTCATCTCCATAATTTCATCAAATACCTCTTTGGCACTTTTAGAAGTACCAACACCTACAATCTCTGTACTCTTCCCATACTTCATTTTTATCTTGTGATAAATATTTAGAGGATTAGGATAATCCTCTTTTCTAACTCTTGATAGAGTTGATTTACTTGTATCAAGCTCTTTTGCAACCACAGTAAGAGTCTTAATCTTCAACTGCTCCTCAAGCAGCTCTAGCTCGTAACACATAACTGTTGAAGCTCTTTATTATGTTTATTGTAAGCTCCATCTTCCAGTTCTTTTAAAACCTCTTTAGCTCTTTTTGGATCAGTTTTAAAAAGAACTTTTCCATCTCTTCTTTTAAATTTTGGTGTATAGTATGACCTATTACTAAATAGCTTTGGCTCTCCCTCATATTTAATTTTATCTCCAACTACACCAATATTTTTTAAGCGATTCCACCATTTACTTAATCCACCATTCACAACTGTTCCAGCCTTAGTAGCGATCTCTTCTCTTGTCATTTCTCTTGAGTCAATTACTTTAAGTATCTTTTTTAAAAGCTCAGGTGCATGAATTTTAATCTCCTCTTTAGTCTCTCTAAATTCAAACTTTTCATTTGTGTTATAATCAAAGAGTCCGTATTTTGTAGATGCTGGAGCAATCTTTCCAGTGTTTTTAAGTAAGGTATATCTCCTATTTGAATAAGGTTTACTCTTATTCTCATGTCGTAAATATCCAGCTCGTTTCAATGAACTGATAAAGTTTTGTAAATACTCCTTGCTAATCTCACAAATAAGTAAAATATCTCCAACTCTAAAACTCCTATTTCTTCTCATATAGTTCCACACAGCCTGTCTAGGTCTTAAACTTTTGTTGTACTCTATAGGTTTATTGTCTGCTGTCACCATATTCCACCCCACTATTTTTAAAGATGCTTAGATTAACTTCCTCTATACCATTAAGTTCACAATACTTCTCAAGCCTAAGTAACAAGACTGTTATCTGTCTAAGGTTTGGATATTTCTTATGAAAATAGTTAATAAGATCATCCTCTATTCTCACATCACTCAAAGCACAGATTTTTGTAATATCATCCCTTGAAATATTCTCAAAAAGTACAAAACTCACAATTCTAGAATAAAAGTGCCTATGCTTTTTAAGCTTTGCGTTTGCCTCTTCCATCCCAATCATAAATACAATAACTCCAGTTTCATCATGGATATCTCTTAGAAGCTCTAGCACATCATATTTGGTAGATTTAAGTAATGCATCAATCTCATCAATAATGATAATTTGAGGCTCACTAAGAAGTGACTCTTTAACCCTTTTGTATTTTGTAGAAGCTTGACCAGATGTATCAAGATTCAACTCCTCACAAAGCTCACTAAGTAATGATCCCTTTGTCCATGTTTGAGCAGCTCTTAAAAGAATTGCATTCTCTTTAGTTGCTATCTTTTCAAGACTAAATGTCTTACCTAATCCAAAGTTTCCATACCCAAGCCCCATTTTTGGAGCTGATCTAGGAAGTTGCTTAAGCCCTTGAAAAGCCTCATTTAATTTGATATAATTACTCGTTTCGATAAATTCCTCTTTCATACATATTTCCTTTACTGTTTGATTTAAGTCCGTCCAAAGACTCAAACGATAGGTACAAGAGATTTTTATCTTACACCTATCTATTCAATCTTTTACGCTGATCTTTTGTATTCTTTCTTAGCACTCTCCCAAATGTCAGGATATTTATTTGCTAACTTATTGGTACTCTCATCCACCATTTTGTTTTTTAAATCCCATAATGCACGATCGTAAAAACTTTTAAATGCTGGTCTCCCACTTGGTAATACTTTTGTTGGTTTTCCCTCCTCATCTTTGTTTTTAAAGTCATATTTGTTTGATTGTTCTAGATCTTCTTTATCTTTAGCTTCAATCTCAGGTGAACTTGTTAGCAATGCATCCACCGCTTCAGTATGTTTTGTAACAGCAATTGTAGGTACTTCTATAACACTCTCTACTGCTTCAATCCTATCTTTAATCGTTACATCATCCACACTCATAGCCTCTTGTCTTATCTTCTCAAGCTGTCTCATAAGTGCTTGTGATTTTTTCTTTGCACCTCGCACCTTGAAACGATCTTGCCCCATATGTTCAAGATCCTCTGCAGTACAGATGAACTTCATATTTCCATCATAAACAAGAATATATCCCATATCAATAGGTGTCATTACAAACACATGATCTCCTGTATGCTCTACAAGATCAAGGTGTGCATACTGACACCCATCAAAGCTGATACCTTTCTTTCCAACCTTTCTCATAAAGCTCTCACCAAGTAACAGATCAAGCATACGCTCATCACCTATACTATTAACTGGCATAAACTCTTTTTCCCACATTTTAAGAGGAGTAGTTTTAATCCCTTTATGTACTCTTTGTTCATAAATCTTTGAGTTCCAGTTATCTATCCATTGCTGCAACTCATCTGCATTAAGCAAAATTCCAAGCTCTAGACCTTTATTTTCCTTTTTAAGTTTCCAAGCATCAGACCAAGCTTTCTTCTCTTCATCACTCATAAGGTTTTGTTTCTCTTGCCACTTTCTTTGAGCTTCTATCTTGTCACTAAAAGATTTTCTAGCTTGTAGCTCTTCCCTTTGTGCTACATTGTGTCCTATATACCCCTCAACCTGTTCAAACAGCTCACGAGATAAAGTTCCAAACCAACGCTCTACAAAAGGCTTACACTCTCCACTATATGGAGGTACGACCACCATATTAATTCCAAGATTTGAACAAACACTCTGAAAGTGATTAGATGTATAATCCTTACCATTATCTATAACTACGTTGTCAGGTATTCCAAACTTCAAGATATACTTTCTAAGTAATTGAGAGATAGTAAAAGAACTGGATGTATCAGCTACATGAAACACACCTCTTCTAGTATGTATATCAATAGCTGCTAATACTGCGTACCTCTTTCCATCTGCACAGATCACATCTGCTGGAGTAGAATCTAGCTCTACATAGTGATTTCTATGTTTAGCCTTAGCACTCATATCTCCATATGCTGCAAGGTATTTATTCTTAGCACTATCAGGAGACTTACTAAACTCAAAAAGAACTGGATTCTCTGTCTTCCACTCTTCAAAGTAGCTATACAATACATCTTGGCTTGGCATAGTTGATCCAAACTGGTGACACATATTTCTATATATCTCAGATATCCTAGGTCTTGAAGTTTTTAAGAAATGCCTCTGAGCCACTTCTTTCATATCTTCAGTTAAAGCTATAACACCCTTTTTCCTACCTCGTACATCTATAAAACACTCAACGACATTCTCACCTTTTGCTTTTGCATCTGAGTATTTTTTAATCCAATCATTCAGCTGCTTAATAGATACCTTTCCAAGCTCATCAAAAGTAAGATCATTTTGTAAGGTTTGCTCTAACCACTGTTTTTGATTCCCTGAGCTAGTATCTCTTTTTAAATAAAACTCAACCAACTTACACTTTAACTGAGCTTTTAATTGCTTAGCTGGAGATGCTAAAAGATACACCTTTGTAAAATTTGCTTTTGAAATGTTAGTATCTTCTTTAACCTCAGGCTTGATACCTTGCTCTCTCAAATCCTTTTGGTAATCATTAGGTAATTCATCAATTTTAAAACATTTAACTGGTCTTGTAGATCCTTTCCTTTTTTGTAATATATAGCTAACACCTTTAGTAGCTTTTTCAACTGCTTGGCGACTTCGTTTTGTATATTCAGCTATTTCTTTTGCAGATAAATATTCCATCACTTCACCTCCCAAGGCAACGGTCCTATCCAAACTCCATCATTTTTAAGTGCACATATCACTTTTCGAGTAGATCCACCTCTATGATTTTTAGATCCGTTAAAATCTCCATTTAAAACCTGTGATACAATCGCATGACCAACACTAAGCGATCTTGCATAAGCTGTTACCGTAAACCTTTTACTATCCATATCTTCAAAAGCTCTTCTT